GAAGAGCATGCACAAGATTACTTTGATATGCCTAAACAATCAAGGTATATGTCATATGTTTACAAATGTAAGCAACCGAGGGCGATACCTGCCTGTATACACGTTGATAACAGTGCTAGGGTACAAACATTACCAGAGGACTCAGAGAGCATTCTAAGACCTATTCTGGAGTGTTGGTACGAACGCACTGGTTGTCCTGTATTGTTGAATACATCATTGAATATCAAGGGAAAACCCATGGTAAATACAATCGGAGATGCAAAATTATTTGAGATGAAATATGATGTCACTGTGTTTTAGTGGTTGTAGCATCACATGGGGTGATGAACTTGTTCATAGGCAAACCGAGCGTTTCAGTACAGTTGTGTCTGAACACTATGGTACAAGACATGTCAATTTGTCAGAAAAAGGTATTAGTAATGATGCTATTGTAAGAAGGACAATAACCTACTTACAAAAAAACAAACCTGATATTGTTGTCATGCAATTCACTGTGCATCAAAGAATAGAGTACATAACTCGTCTTGCACAACTTGAATTGTGGACACCACAGAGAAGAGATTATGTAAATGCAAAGCAATACTACTTGAATATGTACAATGATGTGTGGGGATGTGAAAATCTATGGAAAAATATATTTTTGTTTGACTCATTCTGTAAAAGTGTAGGACAGAAATATGTTTCTATAATCGCAGATCATTATGAACCTATCATAGCGAAACCATTCCAATTTTATCAAAACTCCACTGAAGGGGCAGAGGTGCGTAAGAAAGGATATTGGAGAAGTCTGATGGGTGATTATAATCCAATTCTTATGCACAGACATATTCTTGGTGTACAAGAAGTAAACCCAGATCATTATAGTATGCGACACAAAGGTGGTCATCCAACCGCAAAAGCACACAAAATTATTGCAGATAAAATCATCGAGTTGATAGACGCTATATAAAGTGTTATAATGATTATGACTGAACTGTAATTATGGCTAAAGGATTTAAGGTGGTGTCTAAATCACCGACTGCGAAGGAAGACGCTTTTGATATTGAAAAAACAAAAGAACTCCTCAAAGGTAAAAGTATTGTATTTTGTTTACCAGGTAGAGGTGTCTCATATATCTTTCTAAAGAATTTCGTATCACTCTGTTTCGAGTTGGTACAGAACGGAGCAAATATACAGATTGCACAAGACTATAGTTCTATGGTGAACTTCGCTAGATGTAAAGTTTTAGGTGCGAACGTGTTGAGAGGACCTGACCAACTACCTTGGGATGGCAAACTAAACTATGATTATCAATTGTGGATTGATAGTGATATAGTTTTTACTAATGAAAGTTTCTATCGTGTGCTTGCAATGGATAAAGATATTGCAGGTGGATGGTATGCTACAGAGGATGGTAAGACTACATCATGTGCACACTGGTTAGAAGAGGATGATTTCAAAGAGAATGGTGGTGTCATGAATCATGAGATGGTTGATGGTATTATCAAGAGACGCAAACCATTTACTGTTGACTATTCTGGATTTGGTTGGTTACTTATCAAGAAAGGTGTATTTGAGCATGCAGAGATGAAGTATCCTTGGTTTGCACCCCAGATGCAGGTGTTTGATTCTGGTGAGGTACAAGATATGTGTGGTGAAGACGTATCATTCTGTCTTGATGCAATCAAAGCAGGTTATGAAATATGGATTGATCCCCAGTGCAGAGTTGGTCACGAGAAAACTAGAATCATATAGATACAGCGTATGCAACTTATAACGGATATGGATTTATATGACATATACATCAAAGGGTCACTAGAGTTCGAGTCAATCACAGAAGAAGAAATGGAGGATAAAATACAGGAATTAGCAGAGGATTATTACAGGGAAGGGTTTCCTCATCCCGATGAAATAGAGGTCAGATACCTCGGTCATGAAGACGACCCTCAATAGAGGGTCTTTTTTTTGCTCTAAATAATGATAAATATACCCAGACTACAAATATCTAGTGCCAGCACAGACTTTTTCAAAAGGATTCAAAGATATTTCTTTATCTTTTAAAAAACATCCCGTAACGGATGATGTTCTTGTGTTGAAAAACGAAGATGCAATAAAACGTTCTGTTCAAAATCTAGTTCGCATTAATCTGGGAGAAGTGTTTTTTAATGACTTACTAGGAACACGTATAAGTGGTTCTTTATTTGAACTTGCGAATGATGAATACACTGATCCAATTCAGTCAGAAATTGAGACTGTAATCAGCAACTTTGAACCAAGAGTTACCCTAACAGATGTGAGATTCAATTCCACACCTGATCAGAACTCAATTGATGCAACCATATTTTATGATATTGTTGGACTTAATGCACCCAACCAATCAGTCAATTTTATACTCGAACCAACTAGGTTATAATGGCACTGCAACAATTCACTAATCTTAATTTTGAGGATATAAAATCCTCTATAAAAGATTATTTAAGACAAAACTCAAATTTCAGTGATATGGATTTTGAGGGGTCTAACTTATCAGTTATAGTAAATTTATTAGCGTATAATTCATATACCACATCGTATAATAGCAATATGTTAGTCAATGAGACATTCATTGACAGTGCAACACTTAGAGAAAATGTTGTTTCTCTTGCAAGAAATATAGGATATGTTCCAAGATCAAAAAGAGCAGCAAGAACCTTACTCGATTATTATGTCAGTGGAATATCAACTACAACATCCACAGTTACATTTCAACCTGGTGTAATTGCAAACGGTACTGTATCAAATGTAAATTACATATTTTCTTTACCAGAAAAAGTTACAGGTACTGCAGAGGATGGTGAAGCACGAGGTACTTTTGAAATATACCAAGGTCAATACTTAGAAACAAAATTTGTTATCAACGATTCACAGCCGAATCAAAGGTTTATATTACCGAACAATGGAATTGATACATCAACAATAAGGGTTGGTGTAAGAGAGAACAACTCAAGCACTACATCTACTGAATATAAACTTGTAGATAATATTATAGGTGTCACATCCACATCAAACATATATCTCATACAAGAGACAACTGACGAGAAATATGAGATATTATTTGGTGATGGTATATTTGGTTCCAAGTTGGATAATGGAAATGTTGTTGATATTTCATACATCAAAACAGAGGGTAAGAATGGAAACGGTGTAAGTAGAGTACAATTCACTGGTGTCATAACAAATGAAGATGGTGGAACGGAAACTAATACAACTTCTGTAGTAACACCACAATACCCCACAGAAAACGGTGATGATATTGAAGACTTACGAAGTGTTAGATACTATGCACCTAAACTTTACTCTTCTCAACACAGAGCAGTAACTGCAAGTGATTACGAGGCAATTGTGCCATCTGTATATTCCAATATAGAGTCGGTAAGTGCTTTTGGTGGTGAAGAATTGACACCTCCCAAGTATGGTAGAGTTTATATCGCTGCTAAACCTAAGAATGGTTCTTTCTTATCAGAGTTTACCAAAAAACAAATATTATCATCATTGAAAAGTTATTCTGTAGCAGGTATTGTTCCAGAACTTATAGACTTGAAGTTTTTATATGTTGAAATTGATAGTTATGTGTATTACAACTCTAACTTTGTCGGTGATCCTGATAACTTGAAGACTAACGTCATTGATTCTCTAACCACTTTTGCAAGTGGCACAGAATTGAATAAATTTGGTGGTAGATTCAAGTATAGTAAAGTTTTGTCTCTTATTGATCGTGTCAGCGACTCAATAACATCGAATATCACCACAATTAGAATAAGAAGGAATTTAGTTGCACAAATCAATGTATTCAGTCAATATGAGATATGTTTTGATAATGCCTTCCATAGAAATGAAGCAAGTTATAATATAAAATCAACTGGATTCACTGTATCAGGAGTACAGGGAACTGTATACTTCTCTGACCAATATACATCAGGTGATAAGGGAGCATTGTTCTTGTTCCAAATTGATTCTGACTCATCAGTCAAGATACTGTCTTCATCATTTGGATCTGTAGATTATGCAAAGGGTGAAGTTATTATTGATACTGTAAATATAACCTCTACAGTAGAATCTGATAATATTGTAGAGATACAAGCAGTACCTCAATCTAATGATGTATTAGCAAGAAAAGAGTTATACCTACAATTTGATGTATCAAGTAGTAATTTTTACATGAGAGAAGATCCAATATCTTCTGGTGCGAATACATCAGGTACAAGATATAATCCCCAATCAAGTTACTCGAATGGTGCAAAAGTCAGATGATCCAGACATCGATTACAAAAGTCAAAGTAAATGAAATAATCCAGAGTCAAATACCAGAGGTAATTGACACTGAAAATCCTCGCTTTGGCGAGTTTATGAAACAATACTATCTCTCTCAAGAATTTCAAGGGGGAGCGATTGATATTGTTGACAATCTAGTAGAATATAAAAGTCTTGATTTTCTAAACAATGAGACTCTGACTGGGTTTACGACAGTAGCACAGTATGCCAATGGTAGAGATACCACAATATTTGTTGACTCTACGCAAGGATGGCCGAATCAATGGGGTCTTCTCAAAATCAATAATGAGATAATAACCTATACAGGTATAGGTAGCACATCATTTACTGGATGTGTGAGAGGATTTAGTGGTATAGAAAATAATAGAAGAACAAATAGTCCTGAGTATCTTACCTTTACTCAGTCAGGTATTGGTACACATGCTGTAGATGATAAAGTAACAAATCTAAGTAATGTATTTTTGAATGAGTTTTTAGAAAAACTCAAGAAACAAATATTACCTGGTTTTTCACAAAGAGGATTATCTGAAAAATTAGATCAAAGAAATTTCATAAGACAATCAAAGGATTTCTACAAATCTAAGGGAACTGAAGAAGCGTTCAAGTTATTATTTGGTGCATTGTATGGTGAAAAGGTTGATATGATTCAACCATCAAAATATGTTATAAAACCATCCGATGCCGACTATGTTGTAAATGATGTATTGTTATGTGAGTTAGTGTCTGGTGATCCACTCAAAATATCTGGACAAAGTTTGATACAAGAGACAACACCTCTTCAAACAAGTGGTTCAAT